TCCGCCGGGCCGTCACCGCCGCCCAGCTGGAGCCGGTGGACGAGGGGGCCGCCGAGGCCGCCGCCATGCTGGCCCGGGGCATGGACCTGGCCGCCACCGTCCGGCGTGACCCCTACGCCGTGGCCGCCGTGGGCAAGCCCCTCATGGAGCAGCTGGCCCGCCTCGGTCTCGACCCGGAGAGCCGTGGCCCCAAGGCCGGGCCGGAGGACCCCTGGGCCGCGCTCCAGCGTGAGGTGGCCGAGGAGCTCGCGCGAGGAGGCCACGATGCTGGCCGCCCCGCCACGTGACGCTCCGCCCCTCTACGCCACCCCCAGGACACCAGGCCGCCGGACCCACGGCGGGGCCATCCGGGCCGTAGCTCGCGCTATGGGGGCCCCGCTCATGCCGCACCAGGGCCACGTGGCCGACGTGGCCACCGAGCTCCTGGAGGACGGGTCCTGGGCTTACCCCATCGTGGTCTGGGAGCTCCAGCGCCAGGGTGGCAAGACCCACCTGGTGTGTCCCATGGCCTGTGAGCGATGCATGGTCGCCCCGGACCAGCTCTCCTGGTTCACAGCACAGACCCGCCAGGACGCCCGGGACACCTTCACGGAGGGCTACATGCGGCGGCTGGAGTCCAGCCCCCTGGGCAAGAGCGTCCGGTCCCGCCGCTCCAACGGGTCCGAGGGCCTGTGGTTCCCCACCGGCTCCAGCTTCCGAGTGTTCGCCCCGACCCCCGACGCCATGCACGGCAAGGCCAACGCCCTGGTGGTGGTGGACGAGGGCTGGGCCTTTACCGGGGCCCGAGGCCTGGAGCTGGAGCAGGCCATCCTGCCCACCTTCACCACCACCGGCGGACAGCTGTGGATCATCTCCGCCGCCGGGCACGGTGAGTCCGAGTGGCTCCGATCCTGGGTGGAGCGGGGCCGGGCCTCGGTGGAGCTCGGCCGCCGCCAGGGCATCGCCTACTTCCGGTGGGGCCTGGCCCCCGAGCTGGTGCCCGAGGTGGAGCACGGCCTGGAGGCGGGCAAGCGGGACCCCAACTCCTCCGAGTTTGCCCACGCCCTCCAGCTGGTCCTGGACGCCCACCCGGCCCACGGCCACACCCTCAACCTCGGGGCCCTCCGCACAGCCGCCGAGGCCATGCGGCCCGGGGAGTTCCTCCGGGCCTATGCCACGGTGTGGACCGAGACAGAGGAGCGGGTCATCCCGGCCGCCAGCTGGGCTACCAGCTCGGCCGTGGAGGACGGAGAGCTGGTGTGGCCAGAGCCCACCGTCCCGGTGGCCCTGGCGTTTGACGTGGCCCTGGACCGCTCCGACGCCGCAGTCATGGCCGGATGGCGCGACACCCCCGGCGGGCCCATCCGGTGGGACGTGCTCTCCCGGCGGCCCGGCCCGGACAGCTGGGTGGCCGATTTCGTCCAGGACGTGCGGGCCCGCCGGGCCGTGGCCGCCGTGGGCCACAACGGTGGCCCGGCCAGCTCGGTGGCGGACGAGCTGGAGCGGGCCGGTGTGGAGCTGGTGAGGCTGACCGCCGGGGAATACGCCACCGCCTGTGACGGGGCCCTCCGTTCCATCATCAGCGGCGGCCTACGCCACCCGGACCACCCGGCCCTCAACGCCGCCGTGGCCGCCGCCGCCAAGCGGGACCTGGCCGACAGCTGGGCCTGGAGCCGCCGGGAGTCCGCCGCCAGCATCGCCCCCCTGGTGGCCGGGACCGTGGCCACGTGGGTGTTCGACCACGCCGCCCCGCCGCCCCCCAAGCCCCAGCTGGTCCGCCGCCGGTGACCGCGACACGCCCAGGACCGGCCACGTCCACACCAACACCCTCACCCGCCCCTACCGTCTCCCGCATGCCTCACACCCCCCCGAGGAGCTCCGAGTGCTGACACGTGCCCTGGCCGGGCTCGGCCGCGCAACCCGCGTCCTGGCCGCCGCCACCACCGTGGAGGTGCCCTCGGGGGCCTCCATCGCCTCCATCCCGGCGGACGTGCTGGAGGCCTTTGGTGTCCACACCGGCGGGGTCGTGACCCGGGACACCGCCATGGGTATCCCGGCCATGCGCCGGGGCCGCCAGCTCATCGCGGGCACCCTCGGCACCCTGCCCCTCCAGGCCCAGCGCGACACCGGCGGCCAGCTGGTCCCGGTGGACTCCGGCACCACGGCCACCCTCCTGGCCCAGCTGGACCCCGACACCACCCCACAGTGGACGCTCACCTGGACGCTGGATGACCTCATGTTTGGCGGCATCGCCTGGTGGAGGGTCCTGTCCCGGGACAGCTACGGCTGGCCCCAGGCGGCCCGGCGGCTCCGGCCCGGCCAGGTGACCGTCCAGGGTGAGCGGGCATACATCGACGGCCGCCCGGCCGAGCTCGGGGAGCTCATCCGGTTTGACGGCCCAGACCGGGGCCTCCTGGTGGAGGGCCGAGAGGCTCTCCGTACCTGTCTCCTCCTGGAGCAGGCGGCCCGCCGCAACGCCACCGGCCTCCCACCCATGGACATCCTCCGGCCGGTGGAGGGTGCCCCGGACCTGACCACCACCGAGGTCCAGGAGCTCCTGGACGATTGGCGGGCACTCCGGGCCGAGAACGGAACGGGCTACCTCAACCGGTCCCTGGAGCACACCGTGGTGGGCTTTGACGCCCGCTCGGCCCAGCTGGTGGAGGCCCGCCAGCACCAGGCCGTGGAGGTGGCCCGGATGCTGAACCTGGACGCCCAGGAGCTGAACGCCCCGGCGGCCACCGGCATGACCTACACCAACACCGAGGCCAAGCGGCGGGACCTCCTGGACGTGTCCTGCGCCCCGTACATGACCGCCGTTACCCAGCGGCTGTCCATGCCCGACATCACCCCCCGAGGCCAGCGGGTCCGCCTGGACACCACCGGATTCCTCCGTGGCACCACGGCCGACGCGATCAAGGCCGCCGTGGAGGCCACCGGCGGCCCGGTGATGACCTCCGAGGAGAGCCGCTCCGGCCTCCTCGGGCTCCCGAGCTCCCCAACCTCGGGCCAGCTCCGCACCCCGTCCCCAGCCCCCGCCCCACAGGAGGAGCCCGCATGACCACCGGCCGTCTCGCCCGATTCACCGACCCGGGCCCCAACCTCCTGGTGGCCGCAGCTGGCCCGGTGGAGTCCGACAGCTCCTCCCGCACCATCACCGGCCGCCTGGTCCCTTACGGCCAGGTGGGCAACACCAACATGGGCCGCTTCACGTTCTCCCGAGGCTCCATCCAGGTGCCTGCCGACGTGTCGGAGGTCAAGCTCCTGGTGGAGCACTCCCAGCGGGAGTCCGTGGGCTACGCGGTCCAGCTGGAGGAGCGCGAGGACGGCCTGTGGGGAACCTTCCACGTCCCCGAGGGTGACCCCGAGGGTGACCTGGCCCTGACCAGGGCCTCCAACCGTGTCCGCAACGCTTTCAGCGTGGGTGTGGACCTCGACAACGCCACCCTGGAGCGGGCCCGCCGCTCCCGGGACGGCAAGCCCATCGCGGCCCAGGGTGCCCTCCGGGAGACCTCCCTGGTGTCCGTGCCCGCGTTCACAGGAGCTCGGGTCACCGACGTGGCCGCCAGCTCCTCCCCTCTCGTGGTGGCCGCCTGGCACACCATCGACCCCACCCCGCCCAACGGAAGGACCCGCATGAACACGTGCCAGACCTGTGGCCAGGAGCTCCAGCTGGGAGTGGCCCACACCTGCCAGACCACCGCCACGGCGGCCCAGCCGGCCGTCACCCAGGAGCAGCTCCAGGCCGCCATTGCTGGCCTCCTCGGGGTGACCCCGGAGCACGCGGCGGCCACCGCCCCGGAGACCCCGGCGGCGGCCCCGTCCGTGGCGGCCGGTGCGGCCACCACGCAGCTGGTGTCCGAGCCCGCCACCTACAGCTGGGACGGAGCTGGCAACAGCTTCATCCGGGACCTGTGGGAGGCCACCCAGAACCGCAACGCGGAGGCGGCCGGACGGCTGGACAAGTTCGGCCGGGAGCTGGCCGACAGCAACCCGCGCACCGTGGCCTCCATGCTGTCCGCCACCGGCGCACAGGACCTCATGCGGGCCGCCGTGGAGACCCGCACCACGGCCCCCGAGGTGGTCAACCCCGAGGTCTACCGGGGTGACCTCCTCGTCCAGGCCATCGACCGGGGCCGCCCCATCTTCCAGCGGATGCGCAACGTCCGCCTGACCGACGCCACCCCGTTCCGGGTCCCCACGGAAGGGGAGTTCACCGGTGTGGGTGCCCACACCGAGGGCACGGCCCACGTGGCGGAGGGCACCCTGACCCTCGGCAACGTCACCGTGGAGCCCGGTGCGATCAGCGGGGCCTACCGGTTCTCCCGCGAGCTGGCCGACAGCTCCAACCCGGCCATCGACGGCATCGCCCTCCGGGCCATGATGCGGGAGTACCGCTACGAGTCCGAGGACATGGTGGCGGCGGCCCTGGCCCTCACGGCGGCCGGTGCGGCCAAGCCCTACGCGGCGGAGCTGGTGGACACCCCCGCCGAGCTCCGGGCCCAGATCATCGCCATGGCCCTGGCCAACGGTGACATCCCCCCGGACTACGGGTTCGCGGGGGCCGGGTTCTTCACCACCATGGCCACCGCCACGGCCGACGACGGGCGGCCCTACTTCCCGCCGCTCAACCCCACCAACGCGGCGGGCACCTCCAACCTCCGCCAGCTGACCATCAACGCCGATTTCACCACGGTGGCGGCCAGCTCCAAGGTGGACACGGACGAGGCGTTCCTGGTGACCGCCGAGGACGTGCTGGTGGGTGAGTCCGGCGTCCTGTCGTTCCGGTTCGACCAGCCGGAGGGCCCCGGCATCATCAAGGTGGCCATCTGGGGTTACCAGGTGGCCCAGGTGATGCGCGACTCCGGCGTGCGTCGGCTCTCCAAGGCGGACGAGGCGTAGCCCTCTCCGCCCCTCCGGGCAGGCCCGGAGCTCCTCCCCTGGGGATT